TGCATTTAAACTTTATGTATGAAAACCGGGGTGATGTGGCACCGGAAGGAAAGATTTCGATGCCGCTTGAAGTAAAGTCGATTTATGGAAAATATAGGATAGTGAACACCTTCTAATGTCAACACGAAAGGTCAAGCATAGAAGGCTGAAAAAATATGCCGTTGGTGATCTGGATGAGCGGATCAGGATCTTTGAACGATCAGTTCAGGCACCGGGGATTAACAGTGCAAAATTTTCCGAACAAGATTCACCGATTTCTGATCCTGATCGGTGGTGTTCAATTGAAACTTTAGATCTTCAGGGATCAGGTCAAAGAAGGTTTGACGGTGTTGAACTGTCTGAAAGGCCTTCACACATCTTCACAATTCGATTTGATAAAAATATCACCATTCAAAACATCATTTCATGGGATGGTGATTTTTATAAAATAATTCACACACAGAATCCTGACGGAAGAAAACAATATCTTGAACTGTTCGTTGTTTCACGGGGTGACAAGGATCTTGGTGCAAATCAATGATTGAAATCAAGGAAGATCATGAAAACAAGACAACCTTCATTTCAGTTGACAATGCCACTTCACGGATCAGAAAAGGTCTTGTCAAGGCACTGACATCAATCGGAAAGGAAAATGTCAGATACTGCCGACAACTGATCAGGAAACCACCGAAGACCGGCAGGGTTTACACCATAGGGGGAAGAAGGCATCAGGCATCTGCACCGGGGGAACCACCGGCAAATCAGACCGGCAACCTTGCACGGTCAGTTGACTTCAAGGTTTCGGGATGGAATAGGATGGAATTCGGTGACCGTGCCCCTTATGGCAAATTTTTGGAAGACGGAACACGAAAGATGGAACCAAGACCACACCTGTTAAGGACAGTTGCTGACAGAAGTGGTGACAATTACAACACAATAGCCGAAGAAACCGGTCAGGAAATCAGAAAGAAATGAAACTTCAGGATGTAGTCAGTCAATTGCAGGTTGTCCTTCCGAAATACACTGACAGATTTTCGACCATTCTTCCCGTGGCATCAATTGTTGCTTCCGGTGGTGTCGCAACCATCACGACAAACCTTGCACACAATATCAAGGGGAATAATTCACAGGCAGTCACCATCAGTGAAGTTCAGGTCAAGACAGGGATCAACAGTGTTTCGCAGGATGGTCTTGTTTTCACTTTCGGGACATCATCTGACCATGACCTGACTGAAGGGTGGGATGAACATTCAACCGTTGCCTTGACAGGGTTCACAGATGAAGATTGGAATGATTCTTTTTCACTGGTTTCCGTGCCTAATCGAAGGACATTCAAGGTTCAAAGCACAAACACACTTCCTGTCCTGAACGGGAATGAAAAACTTCTTGAAAATCGGGTTGATGGTGTCAACGGAAGATATGCCCCGACAGTTATTGATTCAACTTCATTCAGTGTGCCAGGTGACTTCATTGATGGAGAATACACCGGGGGGAATGTTGGCCTTGATGTCCGTGTTGCCGGGATTGTAAATCCTGAAGAAATAAATGAATATTACACGGCACAGCAACTTGAAGATTTTTGGATGTTCGTTTCAATGCCTGATGCCGTTGTTTCAAAGGACAGGAATGCCCTTTCAGATGCAGTCGGAACCATGGCAACCGGTCAGGATATCAGACTTCGGATCTTGGATGGATTCAACATCACCGTGATCAAGAACACATCTGAAGACATATCTGCCATTGAAGCAATTGATGTGTGTCGGCATGATCTTCTTCTTCCCGTATTAAAAAGCGTTTTTGGTGCAAAGTTTGACACCGCTCTTTCAAGCGATCCCGACTTCAAAGAAATCTCGACCGGTCACGGTGTTTCGTTGTATAATCGGGCATATATAGAATATACTTATTCATTTGAAGTTGCCATGGACCTGACCAATGATGACACCGTTGAACCTGAAAACACAAGGGCATTCCGTGATGTCGATTACACACACACTGTCGGTGGTGATGACACACCGGTTGTTTCAGGCATCGTGAATCTTGATGACGAACCTGCCTGAATAGGTTAATTATAAAAACAGGCTATAAACAAGAAGATAAAAGCAAAAAAGGTGATTGCCATGATTACCGGTTATGAAAACAAAAGGCTGAAGTTGAACACTTCACTTCGTGGACACGATGCAGGAACCACCATCAGGGTCCGTGTCGATAAAAGCGGAATCCCGGTTGATCCATATTGGAGAAACAGGGTCAAGGATTCTGAAGTTGATGGTTGCTGTGAATTTGTTTCTGGCAAAAAGCCAGCAAGCAAGGCAGATAAAAGCAAGTAATATCGGACCAACTGAAGGTTCAAAACAATTGGAGGGTTTAAAAAATGCATATCAGTGAACCTAATGTCACACTGTCCATCATTCCTGCTTCGCAGTTAGCAGGGGTGCAGGAACAGAAAGTTTTGATTGTCGGTCAGATGCTTGCCGGTGGGACTGCCGTTTCCGGTGACTTGCTGACTGATTTTGCCAATGACGGAAGTGAAGACACCCTTTTCGGAAGACGGTCACACATTGCCGGGATGATCCGTGCATTCAAACGTGAAAACAAGGTTTCCCGTCTTGATGTCATTCCGCTTGATGATGATGGTGCCGCAGTTCAGGGAACATCGGTTTTCACCATCACCGGACCTGCAACAGAAAACGGGGAACTTGTCTTTTCCGTTGGATCTGAAAAAGATCATAAATACACCATTGATGTTCTTGACGGTGACACGGCAACTGACATCGGTGATGCCCTTGAAGCGGCAATAACAGCAGATCTTGATGCACCGTTCACTGCCGCAAATGTTGCCGGTGTTGTGACGGTTACTGCCGAAAATGGCGGCACCCTGTGCAATTCATGGGATATCAGGACAAGTGGAAGTGTTGCCGGTGTTGCAGTTGTCTTGACCGGTTGGACCGGTGGTGCAACAGATCCTTCATTGACCACACTTCTTGACCCGATTGCAAACATCAGATATCAAACAGTGGTCTGGCCTTCTTCATGGGATGTGACAGTGATTGAAGATGAACTGAATTCCCGGTTCAACACCACCAATGATGTCAAGGATGGTGTTGCCATTCAGACCATCAAAGGCACCCTCGCAAGCCTGAAGGCGGCAGTTGCTTCCCTGAACAGTCAGTCACTTGACATCAACGGGAACAAGACTGTCAATGTCACGGCAAGGATCGGAACTGCCGTTGCTGAAATGCCTGATAAAATATCGGCTGAACTTGGTGCAATCCGTGCCCTTCGTTTGACACAGGATGCACTTCTGACCGGTTATCAGACCACGGTTGCCACTTCTGATCAGTATGGTGGAATTGCAATTGCTTCCCTGCCATACTTCAACACATCACTTCCGAACCTGCCGGTTGCACTTGCTGAAGACTTTTTCACGGCAGAAGAACTTGATGAACTTCGTGACAATGCCGTTTCTGTGGTTGGCCCGAACCGTGCCTTCAACGGGACCATCTTCGGGGAACAGGTCACAACGTACCTGACCGATGTTGCCGGGAATCCTGACACTTCATACAAGTTTTTGAACACCGTTGACACTGCCAGTGTGATCAGGGAATTCTTCTTTGAAAACTTCAAAAGAAGGTATGCACAGACAAGGTTGACCACCGGGGATCTGATCAGTGGTCGTGACATGGTGAATGAACCTGCATTCCGTGCCTTCTGTAATGAACTTTATGACGAACTTGCAGATGAAGCACTTGTTCAGGCAGGATCGGTTGCCAAGAAAGACTTCAATGACAATCTTTCGATTGTTCTTGATATCGCAACCGGGAAGATCACGGTCAACATGGCACCGTTGCTTGTGACACAGTTGCGTGTCATTCTTGGAACCATTCAGATCAACTTTGGTGACTAATTAAACATCATTTCCTTTGGAGGTTTTAAAAAATGGGAACTTTAAGCAATCCAACTGTGGAAGTGAACAATGATGTTGTTGCAATCATTCCGAATTCACTTTCATACAAGAAAGGCAAGGGTGACAGAAAAGCCCTGCCGCAGTCTTCCGGTGGAAATGCAATTGACATCGTTGTGACTGAAGATGCCGAAACCAAGAAAAGCATGGTCAAGTTCAGCCTTCGGAACACGAAAGCGAATCAGGACCGGCTTGACAGTTGGCAGGATGAAGAACAGAACACCATCAGACTTTCACAGGGTGATTTTGTTATTCCGTTTCGGCAGATGGTCGTGACCGGTGATCCTGAAACAGAAACGGGTGCTGACGGGAAACTTGAAGTGATGTTTGAAGGTGCCCCTGTAGCATAAAGATTTTACCTGTCCCGGTGCCTTCCCCTTCAGGTGCAAACCTGACTTGACCACCGGAACATGCATCATGCCCGTTTAAACCACGGTTGATCCGACCCAATGCAGGGTGTGGCCTGAGAACGGGCAACTTTTAACCTTTACCGGATTGGAGATTAAAAATGGAAAAAGAAAACATGATTTTTAACCTGTCAGAAAAACTTGAATATTCAGACAAGGGTGAATTCACCGACACACTGACACTTGAAATTTCTGCCCCTTCAATGGCAGTCTTTGATGAAACATCTGAACTGTCACAGTTGGTCATGGCGGCAATGCTTGATGCCACAAAAAACCTTCCCGAAGATCAGAAGAAGAAGGCTGAAGAAAATCAGGAAGAAGAAAAGATTGATGCCGCAGGTGTCAAGGCAATGCTGAATGCCGCACGTTCAGTCAAATGGAAGGAAATCAGGAAGTGTTTCAATGTTGTTGCACTTAAATGTGCGACCTTTGACGGGAAGATTCCGATCACAGAAACGACACTGAACAAGTTCACACCCGAAGACTTCACAAGGATGGTGTGTGAATATATAGCAAATTTTATCTTTCCCTCACTTGTTTAAGTGGGGGTCAGATCAATTCTGCATTCGATCTGTTCAGGATGATTGTCGAATTGGTCAAGTTTTATGAAGGGGGAATTCCCCTTGAATATGCCGAAAGGATGCCGGTTGCAAAGATCTTCATCCTGACGAAAGAAGCAGGCAGGATCAACAAGCAAATCAAAAAGGGTCTTGAATGAGTTTTTCAGTCAACTATATATATCGGATCACTGCCCGGTATTCATCCACACTTGCCAAGATCAGAAAAAATACTGATAAATATCGGGAATCATCCAGAAAAGCCAAGGATGCAACAAAACGTTTTTCACAGGGTATGATGAATGCACAGTCAACGATTGGTTCTGTTGCCGGGGTCATCGGTGGTGCGGCATTGCTGAACAATTTTTCAGGTTTTGAAGAATCAATGAACAAGGTGAATGCAGTCACCCTTGCTTCAAGTTCCGAAATGGAAAAACTTCGATCAAAGGCAAAGGAACTAGGTGCATCGACACAGTTTTCTGCTTCACAAGCGGCAGAAGGCATGGTCTTCCTTGGTATGGCAGGCCTTGACACAAACAAGATCCTTGAAGCAATTCCCGGCACCCTGCAACTTGCATCTGCATCAGGCCTTGACCTTGCACAGGCGGCAGACATAGCAACAAATGTCCTTGCACAGATGGGATATGAAGTCAAAGACCTTTCACGGGTCAACGATGTCCTTTCAGTTGCACAGGCAAAAGCAAACTTTAATGTGACAGAACTGTTCGAAGCAATGCGACCAAGTGCAGTCACTGCAAAGAACTTAGGAATTGGCCTTGAAGAACTGACTGCCGTTTTCGGAACAATGGCAAATGCCGGTGAAAAAGGAAGTATTGCAGGAACCTTGTTCAGGAATGCCCTGACCAATATTGCAGGGGCATCGAAGAAGCAACTTGGTTTATACAAGAAACTTGGAATCAACATGAAGGATTTTGTTGACAAGACCGGGAAGATTAAAGACTTCAAAGGTTTTGTCAGTGCCCTTCAGGGTGTTGAAAAGCAAGGGAAACTGACCGTTCCCGTTCTTCAGGCACTTTTCGGGGAACGTGGTTTCAGGGCAATGCAGATCGTTGTTGGTGCAGGATCGAAGGAAATTGCACGACTTCAGGGGATCTTCGAAAAATCAGCAGGATCT